AGAGCTTATAGGTAGGAATCGGCTTGATGCCGTCTTCGGTCGTGAATCGCAGGGCGAATATCTGCTCCTGGCTGTAGATCGTCTGCTGCCCACTTGGCTCGCGGTAGCGATACCGCAGCGTGCCGTCTTCCAGCCGCTCAGCTTCCATCCGAGACGAGTGCAGCGGCCACAGTTCCGAGACGGCACCGCGAGCACCGGGGCGGATCTCGGCGTAGCTCGCACCGTAGTGCAAATACATACCGGTCATCCAATCCCGAAACTCCTGGGCCGTCTGCCACGGGTTGGGCTGCATGTGCAGCAGGCGATACACCGGGTGGCTCGTGGCCTTCTGCTTGCCACCGTTGGCCAGCCGCTCGAAGACGTGGAGCGGAAGAGCCGAGACGGCGTCAGAGATCACCCGGATACAGGCCGTGTATGCCGAGCACGCCATCGAGTTGTCGGCGTTGACGCGAACGCCAGACGGCGTGCGGCTCGGCGAAACCTCGGGCCAGTCGATGCCACGCAGGTCGAACATCTTGTAGTCGGCGACGGCGTTTTCGTTCATATCGAGATGATGTCCCAGTTGCCCGCGTTTGATGACGATGTTGCGTAGACGCCTGCCGCCATCACTAGAGCCACAATGCCGTCAATCCGCTCATGGCTTCGCTGCTTACTTGGCTTGATGTTCTGCCCGTCTGTCTGAATCGCCACGTTTCCTGCCTGCCACGTCAGCACTTCGTGGCCACCGTGCAAAAGCTTAGAGCCGCAAATCCATGCCTCGACCTGAAGAGAAGGCGCTGACATGGAGCCGTAGCCCTGACCAAAACCTACAACCGGCAGCCCGTCCTCTTGCAGAAGTTGCGTGAGGTGCGTTGAGTTCCAGCGGTCCACGGCTATCTGCCGAAAGCCGTACTTCTTGGCCAAGTCGTTTATGTCACGCCTGACGTGTGCGTAGTCGGTGACGTTCCCCTCAGTGACATGCAGCAGCCCTTTTCGCTGCCAAACGTCATAAGGCACCTTGTCTCGCTTAACTCTTTGGTTCAGGTTCTCTTCCGGTATCCAGAAGTGAGGCTCCACCCAAAAAGTGCCATCGTCCAGCGGAAACAGAATCACGAAAGCCGTGGTGTCAAACGTCGTGGCGAGGTCAAGACCAGCAAAGCACTCACGGCCGGCCAGGCTCACAGGGCATGGCACGTTGCCCTGAGCCCAGTGGTGCATGGCTATCCAGCGCGTATCCTGCTCCGTCCAGCAATTCAAATAAAGTTGGCGAAAGGTGTTTTCGTATGCGGGCATTTCCATGGCCCGCTGACACTCGCTTCGCAGGAAGTCGAGCTTTACGGAAATGCCAAGGTTTGGATTGGCGATAGCCCAGGTGCGTTCGTCCTTCCAATCGGCCGCAGGATCGGCACTGTAGATGGCCGGCAGGAATGTCTCGTCCTTGATGGCTCCTGTGCGAACGGCCTCGGCGTACTTCCACACCTCCCAGCAGACGCTCTTCCTGTCGTGGCCTGCGGTTGTCAGGGCCACCGTTAGCGGGTTGCGTCTGGCTCCCTGGCCCGACAGCATCACCTCCCACATCTCACGGTTGCTCACATGGAGCTCGTCAAAAATCACGGCGTGAGGCGAAAGACCGTGCTGGATTCCAGCCTCGGCAGAAAGTGCCTTGTATGTGGCGTGCGTGGAATCCCTCACGATGGCATTGCGGTAGACCTTGAGATGCTGCCGAAGAACCGGCGACTGCTCGACGGCGATCTTTGCGGTATCGAAGACCAGCCGTGCCTGATCTCTTGAGGCAGCACAGGAGTACACTTCGCAACCGGGCTCATCCTCGAGCAGGCACCTTAAAGCAATTCCCGCCGCTAGCGTAGATTTTCCATTTTTGCGAGGCAGGGCCAGCAGCGAAGTGCGTACCTTTCGCCGCCCACTGTCTTCTGCGAACAACGCCCGCAGGTAGTCACGCTGCCATGGCTGCAGCAGAAACGGCTTGCCGCCCAACTCGCCCTTCGCGTGGGTCAGGTGCTTCTCAAAGAACCGCACCGCCAGGCACGAGGAGCACGTATTGCACGGCTTCTCAGCCGAACATAAGCCGGTCTTCGTTGTCGCTCGGCGCTGTTTGCTCAACGGCTGAGACTCTTGCCAAGGCAGACGCCGTTAAGCCGAACTGCTCCGCAAATCGCAGCATGTGCAGCCGGGCGTCTTTTTTTCTGTACCAGGCCGGGTGATTCATCACGCGGCCCTTGTCATCCATGAAAGTGGCACCGTGCTGCTTTAGTTCTGCTTCTGCCTTTACCATGTCTGCCAATGAATCGCAGTAGGCAGCCAGCGTGTGCTGATGCCGCAGGCTCATCACCTTGGACGCCTCAAGCATCGGAACAATGCGATCCCATTCGGCTTTTCCAATTTCGCACAGGTAGGAAGGCGGCTCAGGAATGCCAGCCGGCGCGTCGATTCCGCTATTGTGCGGCCCTCTAACGCGAGCCCCTCGCAGCTTAAGTATCGGCTTAGGCGTTGGCTTTCGGCCCTTACCCATCACGCTATCCGCAAGAAAGCTGGAAACCGTGGCACGCCGGCGTCCGTCAACTGCTGGAACTTGAAGGTAAACACGGTGCCAACTCGTGGCGGCCTGCGCCGCAGCGAGTCCGTGAGCCCTGACGATACACGGAACACCGTGCCATCTTGCATCCGTGCCACCAGAGCACCAACGCTGGAGCGGTTGCGGCCCGTGCCCGGCTCGTACCCGATCACCGTGGCCTCAGCGTCCAAGAACGTCTTGACCTTCAAGAGCGAGGCCGACCGCTTCGGCTGGTACGCACTGCCCGGCTCACGGAGCATCACGCCTTCGCCGCCTGCCCGCACGATCTTGGACAGCACGGCAGCGAGCTCGTCACGGCCGCCGCACCGCTGCTGCTCGAGCACGAACGCAGGGCCGGTGCTTCCGGTCAGCACGTCACGCAGCAGCTGCTGCCGCTCCTCGAAACCGCCAGCAGCAGCCGGGGCATCGAACACGGCGTACCGAATCGGCCGCCACGACTCAGCATCAATCCGGCGGTACGCACCGACCACGCTCTGAAACGTGCCACGGCCCGCCCATAGTTCGCCGTCAAGGCTGACGCCACGGGGCAGCGACGACACGAACGACGCCGGGGCGTTGATCTCGTTGCCAGCCCTCGTCGCCAGCGTGTACCCGTCCCACACCGCACGCACGCCGTCGAGCTTCTCGCTCATCCACCAGCCGGCCGGGTCGCTGCCGGCCCAGTTCTTCGCCAGCATCACCGACATGCGACAGCCTCCACGTTGAGATCAGCCAGGGTGATCGTCGCCGGCTCGCAGTCCACGGGCGAAATAGTCCAGCAGTACCAGCGGCCGTCGGGATGCCGTGAAGGCGGCAGCACTGACTGTGCAGGCTTGCCACCGAATCGGATTTCCAGACCGCCGTACTTTCGCCAGCCGCAGCACGGCACCGGATCGCTGAGCCTGAAGATGCGGTGCTCACCACGTCCGCTGGTGTAGGTCGGAGTGCGAGCGTCGGCCAGGCCCAGCTGCTTGAGCAGCCGGCGGCCGGCGGCGTCGTCGTACTCGATGTCGATCAGCGAGCCGTGCCCCAGCAAGATGCCGACGTTGTAGCCGCCGGCGATCCACTTGCCGATCACGTCTGCCATCGTCGTGGCGAGCGTGTGCCACGCCATGCCAATCGGCATCTTGCCACGCTTCGCCACACGCACACATGCAGCACCGTGGCCAATCAATGCGAGCAGTTCGTCATCAACCATGGAGCACCTCCGATGACGCAAACATACGCTCATCATCGGCCCATTTTCAACGGGGCACCGCATGCGTTTCGTGCCTGAAAAACAGGCTCCAAACTGCTGCGACAACACGCAGTGCAGACACCTCGTCACGCCTCGCAGGCAAGCGACTCACGCCAGCATTTCGGAGGCGGCTTCGACACACGCACATGCGGCCGAGAGCCGCCAGGCGGCACGCCACGCACTAGGGGCCACCATTTTCGGCCACACATGCGAAGCGGAACGGTGGTTTTCCTCAGACGCTGCCGGTATGGCAGCAGGCACCCTCCCAGGCTTCACCAGTTCGCGTTAGCGGGCGTCTCGGTGTGTCTTGCGTGTGTGGCATCCATGACACAGACACTGGCCTGCAGCAACGTCGTAGCGGCTCCTACCATCCATGCACCGATCCGTACCTTCCATCACTGGGGATACGTGGTCAGCATGGGCTTGCCCCTTTTGTGAGCAGACCACGCCGCAGGATTGGCATTGCCACGCATCCCGCGTGAGCACGGCCTGCCGCCACAGTCGATGACGCTTTGAGCAATAGCCACGGGCTGCCGCGCTTGGCCTGGTGCTCTCGTCTCGCTGTGGGCGGGACGCACGCAGACGCAGCGGCCTGTGGCATGGGATCCGTTGCGGCATCAGCTCTTGAACATCACTACACCGCTGGTGCCCGTGCTGTTGGTCGTGGCCGAGACGATCTTGAGGTACTCAACGCCAAACACCTCGTCGGGCAGGGCATACGCTCGCCCGTCCGTGCTCGATGCCGAAAGGGTGAGGTCAGCCACGCTGCCATCGGACTTGTAGAGTCGGCGGAAGGTGCCAGCCGTGCTGGTGCCTACCCACATCTGGAGCGTGGCCGCGTTGGTGCTCATGGTGCCCAGCGACACTACAGCACCAGCTACATCACGCATGTCCAGCGTGGTAGCCGATGCCGTGGCAGTGTGCAGGGTGATGTCAATGTCACGGTTCTTGCGGCTCAGAATGTTGTCGGCCATGGGTAGCTCCTGTGGGGTCTATGGTACGGGCTCGTAGGCTTACTCTTGCAGTGACTCTGGCACCAGTTGCGGCACGGCTTCTGTGGCAAACTCAAGGTCTGCCAGCGGGATCACCTCCACGCTGGCGAAGTTGCTGGCATCCAGCCGTGCGAATCCTGCCGAATAGATTCCGCCTTCTGCGATGCACTGTGGCAGGATGTCGGCAACGTGGCACCAGCGACCATCGGCTAGTGCGGCAGGGTACACGGTGCAGCGAGGGTCGCCGTACCATGCGTGGTAGTTGAGCATCTTCTGGGCAAGGGCGGTGTCGAACACAATCGCCAGCGTCTGGAGCGTGGCGGTGTCGGGCAGCGGCTGCGAGAGGAAGCCTGCGAGGGTCATGCTCTACCTAGTGCTGATTGGAATGCGTTCACAGCGTTTGTTAGCGACGTAACTTCCGCAGCCGACAAGCCAGTGCCTATGGAATAAAACCCATAGGTTCGCGGATCAAAGAACGTATTGCTGGTGGTGGTGTTTCGGCTGACAAATACTGCGGCATTTAGAGTGCTGGCGGTTGGAGTTGTCGATGTGGAGTTTGTGGCGATTGCTGTGCCTGCGGCATACGCCACCAGCGATGTCGCAGAAGTCCGCGAAGCAACCAGCAGTCCGTTCGCGTTGTTGGTCACGTTCGCAAACGCACCCCACTGAGCGTAGACGGTTCCATCTGTGGCAACACCGAAACCACTCCCGCCCGCCAAGTTCACGCCAACCATCCCATGAAAAGAAGAAGAACTTGAGCGGTTTCTGCAATACACAGCCGCGTGCCCGCTGGTGGTGCTTGGCAGCGTGTTCATCGGGAAGCCGGTGTCTAAATACTTGCTTGTCCCATTCCCCGTCAGCCCACCTGTCGCCCCCGTCTCCGCGTAGTCGGTGCCGACGCCGACGAATGCGTTGTTGGTATCAGTCGCCCCGCCATACTGCGTCCCGCCAAGCGAAGGCCCCCGATAGAGCGGCACCAGTGCGGCGTTGAGATTTGAGCCGCAGAAGAGATTGAGCCGGTAGAAGCGGTCGCGGATGCCAGCAGATGCGATAGATGCACAAAACTTGGACACGGCTAAAAGAGTTGTTCCTGTCACGCTGCCACCGTTGGCAACAACTCGGGCCGCCCATGCCGCCGCTTCCGGGTGAACCGTGGCTCGCGGCCTCAGTAGTCTCGGGCTCATCGCCATGGCTTAGTTCTCCTGCTGTTCCGTTGCTCGAGGCTGTAGGGCATACAACAACCGCGTCTGCTCGCTCACGGCCTTGCTGATCTCGCGCTGCGTCTCGCTCAATGACTTCACAAAGGCCCTGTGCTCCTCAACAAGAGGTAGCAAAACATCGGCGCGAAGCACCCAGCCGCAGGCAATGGCTACCAAAGTGGGAAATCCCCACCGCTCCATAATGCTGTACAGCGTCTCTTTCGCTTGGTCGGTCACTGCATCGCCTCCAGCATCTCGCCACGATTATCCAGCCACCGCTGCACGATTTTCTTGACGATCTCGCTGATGA